AACGTGACCTGGTGCTGTACGAATCGAACATCATCAACGAATACATCGATGAACGTTTCCCGCATCCGCAACTGATGCCGGCCGATCCGCTGATGCGCGCCCGTGCCCGCCTGATGCTGTTCAATTTCGAAAAGGAACTGTTCGTCCACGTGCACACGCTGGAAAACGAAAAGTCCAAGGCTGCCGAAAAGAATCAGGAAAAGGCACGCAACGAGATTCGCGACCGCCTGACCCAACTGGCACCGCTGTTCCTGAAGAACAAGTACATGCTGGGTGACGAGTTCTCCATGCTGGATGTGGCACTGGCACCGCTGTTGTGGCGCCTGGATCATTACGGTATCGAGCTGTCCAAGACTGCAGCCCCGCTGATGAAGTATGCCGAGCGCATCTTCTCGCGTCCGGCCTACATCGAGGCGCTGACCCCGTCCGAGAAGGTGATGCGTCGTTAAGCCGCATTCTGGAGTATCCGCTGCGCGTCTGCCATTCATGGGCGCGCAGCGTGTTCCACCTGCAGTCCGATTTGCAGTTTCACCCCGGCTCAGCCGGCAGATGCGGGCATGCCGCGCATCGCACACCACATAGTCATGCAAGAAGTCTCCACCAAGCCCTACCTGCTGCGCGCCATCTACGAGTGGTGCACCGACAACGGTTATACGCCGCACATTGCCGTGGTCGTCGACAGCCGCACGCGCGTGCCGATGCAGTTCGTCAAGAATGGCGAGATCGTACTGAACATCAGCTTCGAGGCCACCAGCGGCTTGAAGATGGAGAACGACAGCATCCATTTCAGCGCGCGCTTTGGCGGTGTCTCGCGCGACATCATGATCCCGGTAGAAAACGTCATCGCCATCTATGCCCGTGAAAACGGCCAGGGCATGGCCTTTGAAGCCCCGGTTGCCGCTGGTGAGGACAATGCTCAGGATGCACCTGTGTCTGAAAGCGTCGCCCCGGCACTGTCCTCGGTCCCCGTTTCCGAACCCGAGAAGAAGTCTGCAGATACTGGCTCAAAGGACGATGACGATCCGGAACCACCGAAAAAAGGTGGACGACCTGTACTGACCCGGATCAAGTAGGCTATAATCGCGGGCTCAAGTTTTGCTGGCTTAGCTCATCTGGTAGAGCACCTGACTTGTAATCAGGGGGTGGCGGGTTCAAGTCCTGCAGCCAGCACCAGTATTTAAAAGGCTCTCCGACCGGAGAGCCTTTTTGTTTTGCTCCGCAATTCTGGTTTTGCTCCGCAATTTTTTCACTTACGCGATGTTGTAAAAAAATGCTCGCATTATACTGAGTGGAAAACTGGCGAATTGTGGGGCTGAATCGCTCTGCATTTCGCCTCCAGTCAACATTGAGGGGCAAGCGTGCCGATCTATGAATATGAGTCCCCATCGCGTGAGTTTCGATATAGGGTCTGGTATTCGCGACACTCAGAGGGATGGGTGGTGGACGCCGCACAGGTTTTGCGGTTCAACAGTCCAATGACGACGCGGCAACCTCTGCGCGGCGCTTATGCAGAATCATCAGAAGCAATAGCCAAAGGCGTTCAGTGGTGCGAAGAAATCGTCAAGGATCTGAAACCGATTGATCGCCATAAGATGTGAAAAACCGCCCGAAGGCGGTTTTTCTATTCGGTCGGCATAACCTTCCGACCGCGGCGCTTGCGGACATAGTTTTCCGTCATCACGACACTCGTGTGGCCAAGCTGCTGCTGAGCCTCGCGGATATCCTTGGTCTTGTCAGTCTTGTCAGTGGCGGCCTTCGCACGCAGGTCACGGAATTGAAAGTCGTCGCCATCGATACCTGCGGCAGCGCGCGCGGCCTCGAACCTGAATCTAAGTGCGGATTTTCCCAGGGGTTGGCCCTCTTCATTGACAATTAGCCTGGTCGAAACCACGACGCCGGAAATGCCGCGCTTTCTTGCCTTGATGCGTTCGATCAAAGCCGTGAGCTTTCCCTCGATGGCAATGCGCAGCTTGTGCCCGGTCTTGTTCTGCCGCACTTCGATGCTGCCTTCACGTAGGTGCGTTTCATCGATCTTCAGAAGGTCCGCCGGCCGGCCACCGGTGAGATATGCCAGGTCCATTGCCTCGCGCGTTGGAATGTCCGCTTTGCCCCATACAGCCTGGAAGGCGTCATCGTAGACATACGTCTCACGGCCGTATTCGCGGAACGACTTAATGCCTGAGCATGGGTTCGGAAGGTCGGTTAGCCCTTCTGCTCGTGCTGCATTCCAAATGTGAGAAATGAGCGACTTTTCTCGATTGGCGGCTACGCGGCCTTCGTTGCCTTCCACCGGTTCTCCTTTCTTGCGCAAAACATCTTGAGTTCGCTGGACACGCCATGACAAGAACTGCTTGATGTGAATGGGCTTGATTTCTTCCAATGGCGCTGGCGGATTGTCGAAGAATGCAAGCAATGTCTCAATCTGCCGCAATTTCTCCTCCCGCGTTTTCGGTGCATTCTCGATCAAGTATTTTTTCTGATAAACCTCGCACGCATAACGGAACGTCACCATCTTGGAGACGGTTGTGGGCGGCAGCGCCTCCAGCTCCGCCCACTTTCGCACGGCCTCTACATAGTTAGAGCCGAGAGGAATCTCGCGGCGCGGCTTGCCGCCAGCATCGTAGTAGTAGTAAATGACCCCACTGCGCTGCTCGCGTGCTCGCACGCCCCTCGGTAGGTTCGCGTTTTTCGATGGCTTACGTCCCATGTCATTCCCTTATTGCTGCTGGTTGCCACGCCTGCTTAGGCGCCGTAGTTGAACGGCGGGATTCTACGGCCGACACCAAGACGACAGGTTGGCCACGCGCATTCGGGATAAACGGTATGCCCGCCTCGCGTAAAAACGCCGCTTGGAGCTGATGCTTGGTCCGCTTCACGCCCGCGCGCGTCGAGCCTCGCCTAATTCCAGTGAGGCGGTCCAGGCTCTCATTGTCAAGAAACAGCGCGCTCATGACTGCGGTTCCCTCTTTTCAAATTCACGACGTAGGCTGCTGCTGTAGTCACCCAGGCAAAGACGTTTGGCTTCTTGGGCCGAGGTATGGCGGCGCAGGTCTCCAGCATCATCCGAAGTGACGATGTCTGCCAGTGGAACGCCGCGAAATTGGCCGGCCAGCTCGTTATCCAGTTCCACCCAGGCAAATCGCTGGCCATTGCCCAGGTGCTGACGAATGACCGACACATAGCCGGCCAGCACGCCATCGTCGGGCGTGTTGAACGTGATGCGGTCCAGGGACTGCGGGGGCTGCATCACGAAGTCACGCGGCTTGCTGCTGGTGGTGGCGATCACATCGAATTTCACGGGTGCGTTCATTGATTCTTCTCCTTGGTGGCCGTTACAGAGCACACGCCAAAGCGATCGACGGCGGCGGCGATCACGTCGCAGCTATGGGCTGCGATGGCGGTGTAGGAATGGCGTGCGCTGGCAGTGCGCACGACGACGCGAAACGCGGTCATGGGGCGTCCCCTTTCGTTGGGTTGGGGGCAATCGGAAGTTTTGTCACGTCGAGCCGGCCGGCGCGCCAGTCGGCGACCTGGCGTGGCGTGCCGAGACGCGGGGACTTGTCTGGCGCGGGCACCACGCGCGGCCAGGGGCACGCCTTGATGGCATCCCAGGCGGTCAGGGCGCGGCGCTGTTCATCTGCCGTCATGACCGGCGCTGGCCATGTCGGCATGTCGTCCACCACCGGCCGGGGCCAGGGGCATGCGCCCAGGGCAAGCCAGGCATGCTCAACCTGTGTCGCCTGATCCGGCTGGAACGTGACCGCCACCGGCGCGGTCTTCGGCTCAAAGGACACATCGGCCGCAAAGCCAGCGCCAGCCGGCTGCGTACAGTTATTTACACGAGTCCAAGGGAACCCCGAACCCGCCGATGTGCGGGCGTCGTGCCCTTGAACTGGCGTCCATGTATGCCGAACGGACTTGAACACCACCCCGGCCATTTGGCGGCACTGGACGCCATAGGGCATCACGCGTTCACACTCTTCATAGCGGCCGGTGACAGTCTTGGTTTCTTTGGCCAGAGTGACCATCAAATCGTCGCGCTTCACGATGGCACCGCCTTGGGCACGCAAATAGCTGGCCCAGCAAGCCCGCTTCTCGCCCTCGACCTTTTGTACGGCATCCCAGGCGGCCGCCATCGCCGGCGGTGCCTCTTGCACCATGTCTGCCGGAACGCGGCGCAGCTCGCGCCAGACGCTCACAGGTGCGCCGCCCCACTGCTGGAACTGCCGAATACCCCAGCGAGCGGCCCAGGCTTCGACGCGCGCCGATGGCGTCAGCTCATAATCGCCGGCCGTGTCGGTGGTCACCACGTAGCCTTCTTTGGTCTTGTGGTCGGCTACGCCGTCAATGTTCTTAGCCACATATTTGGCGATGTAGCCGGCGGCGCTGCCCTTCGACCAGTCAATGCGCTTCACGTCAAGCCGGCGCTTGAAAGCACCCGGCTCACCACGGTCCACGCGCCAGGCGTAACGCTTCATGACGCGGATAGCGCGACCGGCCACGTCCTTGAGGTGCGGGGTGGTGTAGCCCGGCAAAGCGCGCACGAACACCAGCATGTGCCAGTGCGGGCATCCATCGTGATGCGGTTCGGCAATGCGGAAGCCGTACAGTCCGACGCCACGCCGTGCCAGCGCCGAGCGCGCCAGGGCCGTCATCTTGCCCAGGTACTTGTTAGCCGTGCGCGGATCGGAACCGTCATATTTCGGATTGGGCTTCCCACTGTGTAGCGTCGCGTGAAAGCGGGACGGGCAAGACCATGTGAGGAACAGGCCTTCGTCCTTGCACTCTCGCGCGATGGTTTCAAAGCCGTTGATGCGCAGCATGAGCTCACCGCGCCGAATGGTTTTGTTGGCGGTGGTTTTCTCGGCCAGTTCCGCGATGCTGAATTCCTGGCCAGCCTCGTTGCGCACCAAGGTCGCTTCGAGGGCTGCTGCATTGCGTTTGTTCTGCGCCAAGCGCGACAGCACCGCATCATTGCTGGCATAGGGCTCGCCGTGATAGTGGACATAGCCCAAGCGGATATTGCCGCCCTCGAAGGCGCGGCCGACCACCTTACGCAGCTGGCGCCGCCACCAGCGAGGGTCCACTACCCGCGCGATGATGGCGCGCAGGTCATCGTCGTCCACCTCTGGCATGTCAATGCCGTAATCGCTGCATTCCTGCTCGATGATGTCGCGGGCGTGCGTGTCGGAAATCGCCTTCCAAAGCATCTTCTTGACGTTCTCGGCGGCCTTCTCGGCAGTTGCGCAGATTTCGGCGTCATCCTGCGAAAGATCAATTCCGGCTGGTACGTATTGCGCGGCGAAGTCACGCACGAAATCGAGGGCGACCGGCTCGAAAATCCGGCGCCAGTGCCATACCGACATGAGCTCAAGCGCCTGACTAACAACACGGCCGCGCCATTTCAGTGGGATGCGTTCCAGTTCGCTAGCAAACTGGGGCGAATCGAGAAAAGCCTTGTGCTGGCGTCGCGTCTTCGCATCGACTTTTCTATACTGCATTGAGGGCTCTTTCGTAGGTCGAGATTGCACGCAGCACGGCATGGCGCATGGCCAGGCGCTCGGCTTCGGTAAAGGAGTGAATGGGGGATTCCCAGCGGTCCGGCGAGAGCCCCGCCAATGCCAAGATGTGCCGGCGCACCGACTTGGTAGTGGCTGCCCAGGAATAGGCGACGCCGGTCTGATGGTTAGGCTGCTTGCGCGTGCGCAGCAGCATCATGGCCTTTTCCAACTCCGCTTTTGCCGCCTCATCACCCGGTGGCGTTGGCACTTGCGCCGCACGCTCGCGGAGCAGATCCGTGACGGGACGGAAGGACGCATGATCCTTGATACGGGCGCAGCGCATGATCAGCCTTTTACCCAGCCAAGAGCCGACAGCACGGCCGGCGCCAGCAGCAGAAAGCCAGCAACGAAGTAACTCAGCACGCTACGCATCACCATTCCCCGAGCAGGCCATCAATGCGCTGCAGACGCGCCGCGAGCCGGTTCGAAATGACATTCTTGCCTTCCCAGATGACGTTCCAGCGCACCTCGTCAATAAGCGCGGCCTTGTGCATCAGCATGCGCTGTGCGCACCGGAATTCCTTCAGATCCTCATCCATTCGAAGCCTAGTCAAGGTGAGGGCATTGATGGCTTTTTGCTGATCGGTAATCGTGGCCATGATTTTTAGGGTGAGCGAATCCCGCGTGCGCCAAATAGCGCACGGCAAGTATTGAGTTATCGGGAGTGGGGGCGGCCGCTTAGACGGTCGCGAGGTCCAGCGTCATTTGATTTTTTGCAGCCAGAAATGCACGGGAGGAAATCGGGATGCGCACTTCCGGATTCGGCATTGCCGACATCGACACAGTGCGCGAGACCTCAAGTGTGGCCACGAAGGTATGGCCACATTCGACGTTCTGGCACTGGTACGTGATTTCTTTCATCATTGACGACATGGTGCGGCTCTTAGCCGCGCGCACTGGACTTTGGCAGTGCGGGCATGGAAGGCTGATTACTCGCATGGTTTAGATTTTCCCCCGACCGCATAGAGCGCCCGGCCCCTGCCGGTGATTCGCCTTGCACTGTCGCGAATTGATGCTTTGGTGAGCCACTCGATTGTTTGTTCAAGCGTCCCGAATCCCTCGCGCTGCCGGATCGCCTCTAGCATGGCGTCCTCATCGTCCGACGTAGCGATTTCGTTTTGCGACATTTCTGAGTTGCTCAAAAGTTGCTTATTGCTGCCTTGTCGGATCAGCGCGTGTTGACTACGCTCTTACCTGTATTCGATGGCAACAGCTCTTCGGCTTTGCGCATAGCGAGTTGGCGAATGACCGTCGATACGGCTTCCCCTTGGTAGTTGGCGAGAGCTTCGACGATTGCCTGCTCGTAGGCGTCAAGACGCACCATATGACGATTGTGGCGGACGCGATTAGGGTCTGGATACATGACTGATCCCCTGTCTATTCAACGGTGGAATTCTTGTTCGTAGGCCTGAATGCCCTTCAGCACCATGAGGCGGAGAAAGGACGAGCGAGTGCGATGATCTTGAACCGCATAGGCCGAGACTTTTTCCGCCTCGCGAGAATCCAGGCGGGTGGTCATAACCACTGATGCGACATCTCTGGTAGTTGGAATGTCAGTTTCATTTCTCGATGGCAACGAAATGGCGGGTGTAGACATAGAGTAAAATTTGTATACGTCACTTAGCAATGACGCAAATATAGTGCGAAATCTCGCACTTGTAAATACAAAAGGTGAAAAATTGCGTCAATTAATCGGGAGCCGCTTGAAAGCTGAGCGCGAGCGATTAGGCCTTAATCAGGCTGAATTTGCCGCGTTAGGCGGGGCATCGAAACGTTCACAAGTCGATTGGGAGCAGGGCAAGCTTGTGCCCAACGCAGAATTTCTTGCCCAAGTGGCGGACCAAGGGGTAGATGTTCAATTCGTGTTGACTGGCATCGCTTCGTCCACAACTCTTTCTCCCGAAGAAAATGAGTTGGTGATTTCGTATCGGAAACTAGATGATCGTGGGAAGGCAAGACTTTTAGGCTTAGCCGATGGAATGAATGAGGCAGAGGCCCCTAAGGCTGTCCAACGAAATCAAGAAATTAATTTCCATGGCAGAGTGGGGCATCAGGTGATTGGCGACATCAATGCTCCAGTCTATGTGGGGCGCAAAAAAAAATAGGCGCGGCATAGCGGATGCTGTGTAGGGGTGCGGTCAAAGCACGGCCACAAAAGCAGTTGGATTCATGAATTAGAAGAACAGGTTTTACATGTCTAACAAAGTGGATTTCCATGGGGATGTAGAAAACGCGGTGGTAGGTGATGTGCATCAAGTTGCGAGGCTCAGTAACGTTGTCAATCTGCATTTGAATGAGGGTAAAAAGGAAGTCCAGCGGATTACTGATTACCAGCGCAAGAGGATCAATGTGCTGGTGAAGGAGTGGGCGGCAATTTGCGGGGATAAAGAGATCGAAATTTATAAAATTTTCATCGCAGATTACGGCATTCAATATTTCCGGGAATTACCCATCGAGCATTATGCGAAGGTCAAGGAGACACTCGAAGGATGGATTAATGCGGGCACTGCTAAAACTGATCGCGCCATAGACCAAGCACGTTTGCTGCCGCCGACGTCCGAGCAACACAAGGCCCATGAATGTGCGGTCTGCAGCGAAAAAGATATAGCAATCGCCCGAGCGCAAAAACAAGTGATCGTCAATGGGTTGCTAGTGTTGGCTCTGGTTATTACGTGCGGATGGCTACTCTACAAAATGCCTGCGCCGGTTGAGCCGGAGCAGGTTGCAGACAATACCTGCTATTTCGAAGGCAAGGCCTATTCGAGCGGTGGCACCATCAGAGTGGATGGCGGCCTGGTCAAGGAATGCATCTACGACGCAACGGCCGGCAAATCATTTTGGTCGAAGCCCCGATAGTCAATCGGAGTTGTTTTCGGCGATGATCTCGCGGACCTCCTTTATCTTCGCCCACTCCAATGAAGCGGCACGGGTCGCACTTTGCTTGGTGGCATAGGTCCGTTTCAGTGTTTTGGCATTGTCGGCCTTCCCTGACAGCTCGGTGCCCTTGTTATTTTTCTTCTTTGCTTTGTCGTGCCAATCCGCTTTCACGCCGGTAATGCCATCCTCTGGATCGTGATCAAGCTCACGCTCGGTATCGGCTTCCTCAGATTTGGTTTCGAACTCAATGCGCGTAGTAAAGCCGCTGCCGCTGATGGAATGCGTGACGGTCTTCGAAAGCCATTCCGTGGCATCGATATCTGCCTTGAACCCGGATACCACAACGGGTGATTGCGGCATGATGCTGGCATCGCCAAGGGCAAGCTGCATCTCGAAGATGGCCAAGCCACGTTCAATGCGCTGCCACTCGGCCACAGCGGCAGCGCGCGCATCGGTCTCATTCGCGAACGTGGCGCGCAAACGCTTGCTGTTGCCAGCCTGGCCAGCGACGACGCTGCGGCGCCGGCCATATTTCTCATCCATCCAGAAGGCGCGCACGCCGCTATATGCATCCGATTCCGAGCTGTGATATCGGTGCTGGTCGCCCAGCGCACGCACCACCTTGACCACCGGCAGTGGCTTGCCGCTGGCGGTGCGGCTCTCGTTGATCGGCATGAATAGCAGCGTGTCATTCTTCACCGTAGCCACGGCATCATATTTCTTGCCCAGGCGGCGCAACAGCGCCGAATCGCTCTCATGCGTCTGGTCCAGGTGCTTGATGGCGATGCCACGCAGGCCGGCAGAGATACCTGACGCCAGACCATTGCCGGCGGCGATGGCATCGACCACGGCGCCAAGCGTAGTTTCATGGAAGCTGCGGTCCCGCTGCTGGCGAAACGCGTCAATCATGCTGGCCGACCTGGCGCGGATGGTGAGGCGGTCCGGCGCACCACTATGCTCTACCTCGGAGACCACGAACGCCCCTTTGTCCACCAGGGGCGAACCCTGCCAGCCGAGGGCAAAAGTTAGCTTCGCGCCCTTGGGCGGAATCTTCAGTTTGCCGTCAGTATCATCCAGCTCAATGTCCAACTGGTCAGCCTCGTCACCCCGGCACTCGCGCAGAGTGATGCTCATGAGCCTGTCCGAGACCGGGCGGCTGATATCCTTGTCTTCGATGACGATGCGGAAAGCTGGCGCGGTGGTGCTCATTGCCCAATCCCACCGAACGTGCCGGCAATACCGCCGGCAGTGGTCTTGATGCCTTCGATGGCGCTGCCGACCACATCGCGCGCTTTGTCCGCGATGCTGTTCGTGATGCCGTCAATGTCGACCATGTTGCGCAGATCCGAGATATCCCCCAGGCCCAGCGACGACAGCACACTATCGTCGGTGCGCTTCAGCTTTATGGTGAATTCGATGCGCTTGGCATCGCCGTCGCCATCCAGCACCGTGCGTCCCTCTTCCATGCTCTCGATGACGTAGGAACCATAGATGCGCCCGGTTCCCTGGATCAAAAACCAACTTTTGCCGGTGTCAGCCATCAGGCGCAAAGCATCCAGCGAGAACACACTACCGGTCAGCTCCGGTGCAATCCAGCCCGATAGCGTGATGATGTCATCGCCCTTTCCGGTGTACTGCAGGGCATCGCGCCGGCCCACGCGCGAATTACCGGCGAACTTCCATTGCGTCTGCCGCTGCAGTTCCTGATAGGCCAGCGTGGGCAAGCTAAAGACGAACATTCCCAAGACCATCATCATGATTTCTTCCTTAGTCCCAATCTGCGAGGTTGGAACGCTGGCGCGAGGCCTTCACGCGGTCGCGCCGGTCCAGCTCGGCGGCCACCGCGCGGGCGATGGCCTGTTCATCCATGCCAGGGGCCGGCTGGATGATGATCTGCACCGTGTCACCCTGGTGGACGACGGGCTGCATGCTGGCCTGACTGACCGGCGGACGGCTATCAAAGGCCATCGCGGGCATATTGCCCGCGCCAATGGCCACGGCGGCACCGGCGCTGGCCAGCTTGCCCGCCAGGCTGCTAACCGTAGATAGCGGCCCGTCCTGGCCACGATTCAAGCCCACTGCCAGGCCCTGCATGGTGTAGTCGCCCAGCTCGGCAAAGACACGGCTCGGACTATGGATATCGAGCTTTTCCTTGAACCAGCCAATAACGCTGGCACCGGCGCCCAGTACCGCATCCTTCACGGAACCTATGCCGCTGGTGATGCCATTGACCAAGCCGCGCAGGATCATGGCGCCGAACTCGGTGAATTTAGCCGGCAGCTCAATACCGAACCAGCTCAGCACGCCAGCAAACGCCTGGTAGAACAGGCCCACCGGCGACCAATTCAAAATCAGCGCGCCCACGCCGGCCAGGCCGCCCGCGAAGGCACTCCGCACTTCCTGCCACAGGTTGCCGAAGAAGCCGGCAATGGGTTCCCAATTGCGGTATAGCAGATAGACAGCGACGGCGATGGCGGTCACCGCGAGGCCAATGGGGTTCATCAGGAAGATCCGCCCCAGCCACATGAAGACTGTGCCAACGCCGCGCAGGATGGGCATGAGCAAACCGCCCTGCAGGCCGATCTTGGCGAACAGGACGTGCAACATCGCATAGGGACCGATGATCGAGGCCAGGGCCAGCATCAGCGGCCCCATCACCACCATGATGGCGGCGATGGCGGAAAAGCCCACGATCATGGCCTTGGCGGTGGCCGGATTACGCTCCATGAAGCCAGTCAGCGCCTGGACCGCATTGGTGGCCATCCGCAGGCCTGAAGCGTAGAGCGGCAGAATCTTGGTGCCCAGCTCCAATTTCAAGTCCGCCACCTTGGACAGAGTTTCCAGTTCCTTGCCGCTGGCCGTGTCGCGGCCGAGCTTGTCGAGCTCGTCGATGTTGGCGGCACCTCGGTTCAGTTTCTCGTTCTTGTGGATCTGCGCGCGCTGCTGGTACATGGTGGAAAAGAGCTGCGCGGCCGTGCGGTTGGAGAAGATGCCGCCGATGGCATCGAGGATCCCTTTCTCGTCGGTGACGCCCTTGCTGGCCAGCTGCGGCAACAGCACTTTCTCCATCCATTCGAATTGGTTCTCGCGGAACAGGTCCGCGCCTTTGATGGCGCCCGGGTTCAGGAAGGAGACCTGGCCGGCCTTGTCATGCTTGACCTTCGATTGATCGCCGATCAGGCCGAGGTCAGCCAGCATGCCGATGGAACGCTTGGTGGTCCGGCCCTGATAGAGGTTCTGATAGGCACTCATCATCGAGGTGCCGACCCGGTTACCGCCCATTTCCTGCACGAGGGATTCCATCTGGTAATAAAAGGATTCATCCTTGAGGCCCTTGGCCGCGATACCGCCGGTCTTAATCAGGTTCAGCCACTCGCCTGGACCGACCCGGCCACCTGTGGCGGTCAATACCTGCTGCACCATGTTGGCCTGTTTGGAGAACGTGCCGATGTCCTTGGTGCCGTTGCGCATTTCGATGACCTTCAGCATGTCCATGAACTTGCGCTCGTTCTCGGCGCCCTCGGCCTCCCCGTAGAAGGCGTGATTGCCAAATTTCATTTTGGCCATCATGGGCGCCACCATTTCGGCATGGTGCGTGTCACCAAAGGCCGTGATGCCATCGCGCAGCAATTGCAGGTTGTCGAGCTGGCTGGTGCCGTAGGTCTTCATGTCGCGCGCGAACTTGATCGCCTCGGCCGTGGCGGCCGGCCCCAGGCCTAGCGCACGTACGCGGCCGTTCTCAGTCTCATAGTGTTTCGCTTCCTTCAGGCCAGCCAGCGCCGGCGCGCCCAGCGCAGCCCCGGTGGCCGTGGCACCAACGCCAGCCGCTGCCAAGCCGCCGGCGTTGCTGCGCATCTTGTCCGCCCGCTGCCGGGCACTGGCCATGGCCTGCTGCTGGCGCTGGCTGGCGGCCAGCTTCTTCTGTTGGTCGGCCAATTCGGCATTGGTGGCGGCGATACTGTTCTTAAGCCAGGTCTGTGCGGTGGCCAGTTGACGAGAACCAATGCCGGCGTCGGCCAGGCGCTCGCGCAGCGCGCGATATTGCATGCCTTGCCGCTCGCTGGCGTCCTGCAGGGACTTGACGCTGCGCACTGCTGCATTGAATTCGCGCGTCAAGGCGCGGGTCGGGTTCTCGGTGCCCTTCATTCTGGCCGCCAGCTCGGCGACGCGCTGCTGCGCAGTGGACAGTTCGGCATTCGTCTTGCGCATGCCCTGGTGCAGCTCGCGCAGGCCGTCGAGGTCTTTTTGTTGCTTGTTCAGCTCACGCAGGCGGTCGCTGGTGTCCTTCAACGCCTTTCCGGTATCGCGGGCGCCGCCGGTGATCTTCTTCAGCGGGGCGGTGATTTTCTCCATCATGGAGAACACGACCTGCATTTTCAGTTCATTTGCCATCTATTCCGCCCCGCTGCGCACTCGGGCGCGCTCGCGCCACTTCATCAGGTCTGCTAGTTCCAAGTCATCCATCGCGGCCGGCGGCCAATGGAACACGGTCGCGATGTCCGCCATCGCGTCTTCTACTTCGACTGGGAGACCAAGGCGCGGTCCGCCTTCGGTGCCAAAAAAACGGAGACTTCCATGCCGCACTTGATCAGGTCGGCCGGGTCCATCGCGGCCACATCGAATTGCGTCAGGGGCGGTTCGCTGATACGCGGCAGCACCACCTGCAGTGCGCTCACGTTCATATTCATCAGATCCATCAGGCTGACGCCGCGCAGCGCCCCGGACTTGGGACGACGCAAGGTCAGCTCGGTGATTTGGGTATTACCGCGCATGAGCGGTTCGTCCAGTTCGATGACGGCGGTTTCAATTTTGATGGGGGTGGTAGTCATGGTGTTCCTTGTGAGAATGAAGAAGGTACAAGCCAGGCGGCACACTGCCGCCCAGCACTTACAGCCCGATGGCCTTGTTGATTGCGGCGCGGCGATCTTCACCGCCTACGATTTCGATGCCGTTCATGAAATCGAAGTCGAAGATCACTTCGCCGTCGATGGTGAGTTTGTAGGCACTCAGCGGCATGGTGAATTTCTGGGTCGTTTCGTCGGCCACCTTGGCAGTGCCCATATCGACCTCTTTGTAGCGGCCACGTACAACGATTTCGACCGCCTGGACGCGGGCGTCATCGTCGCTCTGATAGGCGCCTGCGAAACGCAACTGCACCGCGCCATGGATGGCGGCCGCATACTTCTTCAGCGATTCTTTCACCAGGCCGCCGGCCGTCCATTCGAGCTGCATCGCTTCCTGGCCGAAGTCAACCGACACGGGACCAGACATTCCGCCCGCGCGGTATTCCTCCATCTTGCGAGACAGCTTCGGCAAGGTCACTTCCGTGACCTGGCCGGAATAATTGAACCCGTCTTCGAACAGGTTGAAATCCTTCAGTTTGTTGGGCATCCCCATTTTTCATACTCCTTTCAATAGATGCGAAAGGCGGCCGGTCAGACCGCCATTGCTTATGCGGAAACGCGGGCGCTGAAATCGGCCAGATACTGGTCGGTGATACGCTGTTGCAGCAGCAGGTTTTCCAGGGGCGGCACCGGCGTGTAGTTGTAGTCGATGGTCAGCTTGCCCGACTTCAGCGAGTCCACATCGTTGAACTCTTCATCGAACCAGGCTTCACCGTCGATGATGTAGCCGCTGGCGCGCAACTGTCGGAATTTGTTATTGATGCTGGCCAGGATGTCCCGGACCAGGGACGGATTGAGCGGCTTGTCGACGAATTCGAACATCGCCTCGGCGATGGTGTCACGCAGAACCTGCGCGGTCCGGGTGTAGCTCTCGAATGGGAAATAGCCGCCCTGTGCCTCGCAGGTACGGGAACCCCAAAAGCGGTAGCCGCTCATGTTGATCAGCGTGGTGACCTCTTTCGCGTTCAGAATGCCCGCATCGGTCGCCGGGTCCTGCAGGTCCCAGGAGACATCCTTGCTGATGCCGGTCGGACCATTGATGACCATATTGGAAATGGTCTTGTGCCATCCGATGGTCTCGTCCAGCTTGGCGCGCATGCCCAGCGCATAGCAGACTGCGGAGATACTGGAGTCCGCCTTTTGCTCCGAATCCCAGTCGAGGAACTCGGGCCAGATCAGCATCAATTCGCGCTGGCCAAACTGGCCACGGTAGTTCGTCGCCTCCACGGCGGTGGCACCGCGTGCATAGGCATACACGAAAGCGCGCAGGGTCTGAGCGATGCTCACCAGCTCATTGGTCACCGCCTGGCTGTCTAGCCCCGGCGCGCCCAGGATGCGCGGCTTGAAACCGAACTTGCTCTGCGCAGCTAGCAATGCCTGGGCGCCGGTGTATTTACCGTCGCTTACGCCGCCGATCACGTTGTTGCTCAGTTCTGCCGGATCGTCGGACTCTTCCACGCGGACCACAATGGTCAGTGGCTTGGCCTGCTTGCCGATGGCCTTCAAGGTGCGCAGCAGCGTACCGGATTTGCCGGCCTTGCCTTGTGCAGCGATGACGTTGGTCAGTAGGACAGGGACATTCAGCGGGAAGGCGGTCGGATCCGCGTCGTCTGCCGTGGCGATCAAGCCAATGACGGCGGTCGAGATGGTGCGGATCGGTCGGCTACCCTCGTTGACCTCGACAACCCGTACGCCGTGGTGATAATCAGTTGCCATTGTTCATGCTCCTTTGGTTTCAGTGCGGCTTTCGCCGGATTTCAGATTCGGTACTGCAAGGTGCCGCTCATGGAGAAAGGCGCAAACTCAGCAATGCGAGCGCGGCCGACGATAGGGAGGGCAGCACCACGTCCAGCACTTGCCACTTGTCCCAGGTCCAGGGAAACCACCCATAGCCCCAGGACGCTGCCGGATCGGTGGCATGGCCGTGCAATTCCTCGACTTCCAGCTTTTTGCGCGACCAGTACCACACCACTACCGCAAGCACGCCGGCTGGGGCGCCGCACAGTAGTGCGACCGGTGGCTGGATCAGTAGACCTTCCAGACAGTGCGAAAGGCTCAGGCGCCAGCGGGCGCCCCCAAACCAGATAATGAGTTTTGCGAGCATGCTTAAGCCCCTGTGTATTGAACGAAGCACAGCGCGAAATACGGCGGCAAATTGCTGATGTCCGCGCCGCCGCCGGTATTGGCCGCACTGGCCGTAACTCCTGTTTTGCTACTGGTGGTGTGCTGCGGCGAGGTCGCACCGATCGTTTGCCCACCGCTGATGTTTTGGCCGCTCTGGTAGGAACCAGGGTTGTAAGTGGTCACGTCGTGATAGTGGCCAGGATCGTTGACCGTGATCGCGTGCGTGTGTGACGGCAACTGCGCAGCCGACAGCTTGTAAGAAGCTGCGCCGCCCGTCGCTCCAGCGGCATAGGCGCCGCCTGCGGCCACAATGAACCTGTCGGAGAGGTTCGACGTACCATTGGCGCCGGTGGCGAGATGCCAACCCGCTCCCCATGCTGCAGCGACGGCCGCCTCTGTCGCTTGGCCCGACCACATACGCACCTCACCGAGGACCGGAGATATGCCGGCCACGTCACTGCGGCTGGCCAAGATGGCGGACGCCGGCAAGCCGCTCCATACCGCATCGGCCGGTGCAGCGGCGATTACATCCGCTGTGATGCCATATCGGTTGGTCGGCGCCATCTCCAGCAGCACAGTGCGCCAGGCGTTCGCGACAGGGCCGTTCGGATCGGTACTCAAATTAACGTACACCTCGGATACACCGGTGGTCACGCCACTGACATGCGTCTTATAGGTAGAGACGTATTGCATCGCGCGATCTACCGCCGATCCACGGACTGAAACGATGCTGATATCACCTTGCTTGACCGCAAATTCGATCACGACCACCGAAGCGCTGGAACCGTAGCCCAGGTGGAGCCGGAATAGCCACTGCGCCGAGCTGGCGCCTACCGGCACATTGGCCAGGCGCAGAATTGCAGTGGTGGCATTGATCGTCCCGGACAGCAGCGTTCTCCATGGCGCGCTATCGTCTAGGGCGGCCGCCACAAACTCAGTGGTCGCGAGCTGCTTGGACGCAGTACCGAGCGGCGCGGTATCTGCCTTTGGCGTGCCGGTGAAAGTCGGCGAGGCTAAAGGTGCCTTCTGCGCCAGCGCATTGGTCACCGTGGCGGAAAAATTGGCGTCGTTACCCATGGCGTCCGCCAGTTCCTTGAGGGTATCGAGTGCCGAGGGAGCATTCCCGACCAGGGATGCGATTTCACTGCGCACAAAGGCGGTCGTGGCCAGCTGGGTGTTATTGGTGCCGGAAGCAGCCGTAGGCGCTTTTGGCGTGCCGGTAAAAGTCGGCGAAGCCAAATCGGCCTTGAGGGCCAAAGCCTTGACGGCGAACTCGGTCGTTGCCAACTGGGTGGTGCTAGTACCCGGCGCGGCTGTGGGCGCCTTCGGCACGCCAGTAAAAGTCGGCGATGCCAAGGGCGCCAAGTCAGGATGCTTGTGGTCCTTGGGAGCAGCATAGACGACGATGGCGTCATCCACGTACTTGCGCGTAGCCAGTACCACAGTGGGATCAATCTTCAGCTCAATGGCCGATGTGCTGGCCACCAGTAGAACGATGCGGATCTGTTGATCCTTGCCCGATCCAGACGCGAGCGCCGGTTTCAGGCTTGGCGGGCAATTCGCGACAATGATCAAGTCGCCGTCTTCATCGAAGACGCCAATCTCGCGCACCCACCAGCCGCCCACCTCGGCAGGCAGAACCTGCTCGATGATTAGCTGGCTGGGGTCATTCTCGTCGGGAAAGATCGTATTGATCAGTGCCCGGCGCTGTTCATTGACCAGGGCCTTTTGCTTGCGGCTGGGGATCGGGGTTTCCCCGTTGCCGTCGCCGACCGCCATATATTTGAGCTTCAGCGGTTCGCCCAGGGCAATCGCCTTGGCAATCTTGGCTTCGCCGATTTCAGTTGGAAGAGAGTAATAGTCGCTCATGGGTAGATGGTCATGACTTCAATGAGGTGGGCAGCGGTGCCGATGTGAATTCTTCCGGCAGATTCAAGGTGGCCAGGAATCCAGGGGTAGACGGTTATGGCCTCACCCATTTGCACCAGGCCACCGATATAGATAGCGCCGCGCGATTCGAGGTGGATACGCAGGCCGGTCAGGTGGCGCGATAGCGGCTTGGCGTCGTCAATGAGCCGTTCCATCTCGGCGAACATCTCTTCGGTGATGCCGGTTTCCAGTACGCCAACATCGAGCGCGAAGGTGCCACGCCGGCCAGGCGGGTCTGTCTGCCACCATTCGGTGATCTTGATCACGTAGCCCAGCGACTCGACCACGCCACGAACGGCGGCGATAGTGCCCTTGTGCTGATGGATATACCGGGACGCCTTGATGGTCTTGCGTTTGATTGCCTCGGACCAGCCATCGTCCCAGCGGTCTACCGAAAATGACCAGGCGAGGAAGGGCAGCAAGGCCACGGGACAGCGGTCCGGGTTCCAGAGGTCCCGAAGCGGCACCGGCGTCTTGGCCAGTTCTGCGCAGGCGCATGCAAGGGCACGTTCCAGCGCAGTGGTGTTCGGGGGCAAGGTAGGCACCGGGTTATACATCGTCGATCTCTTCCAGCACCTCGGCAGTGATCGTGATGGCGGTACAGCGGGCGGCCTGCGTCCTGCCGCACAGGATGTCGGCCGTAGGCGATTTGATGAGCACGTTGCGCACTCCCTCGACCTTGAGCGCCGCCACGTAGGCATTCCGATAGACGCTGTAGCCAAGAGGGCGCGCGGGATTTGCCATGGCGGCAGCGTTCGCCCTTGCGGCGCTGATCGCAATAGGCGCCTCGGGGCGCTTCTCGACATACACGACCGCTTCCAACACGTAGTCGGTGACGTCCCCTTGCACCACCGATACAAGATCACCCAGCGGGCGCACATCCTCGGCCGACAGCGCGTCTTCTACCGCCTGCAGCACTTCGGGTGCTGCCTTCCAGTCAGCAGAGGTCGCCAAGACAGCCACCACTACCTCGCAGGGCGCCGGGCTGACGGCACGGGCATCAAGCACCCGACCATCGGCACTGCGCGCATGGAATTCGTAGGCATTGCGTGGGCCGGCCGTGGACAGAGCGTCCGGTGCTTCCTGGATGCGCAGGCGGTATGCATCGTCGTCTTCGCGCACTTCCTCCACCGGAGGCGAGGCGTCCGGATCGGCCTCGATCAGCACCAGGCGCTTGACGTTGGTGTTTGCCCCGATCTGGTCAAGGTCAGCATCAATGGCGAAGGGGAGCATGACCGCCCGGGCGGCATCATTGACACGGTTGCGCAGCAGCAGCTCTTGATAGGCGTTCTCCTGCAGCAGCTTCGTGGCCGGCTCCGACTCAAGGGACAGCACTTTGGCGGCGGCTTCGCGCTGTTCCTGTGGCAGCAGCGCCAGCACGGCCGCCTTGCGATTGGCAAGGATGGTCTCGTAGTCCAGGGTCTCCAGCACCTGCGGCGCCGGCAACAGGGAAAGGTCGATAGGAGAGCTCATTGCATGGCCCCTTCGCGGACCTGCACCGAGAATTCGATTGCCCTTCCGTTGGTCACTGCCTGCAGCACGACCGAAATCGCCCCCGTTGCGTCACGGTTCAGATTGACCGCCGACAGGGAAATCCGCGGCTCCCACAGCGCCAGGCGATAGGCCACGGCAGCATAGATGCGCATGACGGTAACCCCATTCAGGGGCTGGTCGATCAATTCAGGGATTTCCGACCCATAGGCGCGCCGGTAGATGCGGGTGCCCAGGGGCGTCATGAGGATGTCGCGCACGGACTGGCGGATGTGATCCAGCAGTGACATGCTGCGGCCGGTAGATGCGTCCATGGCGATCATGGCACGGGTCCTCCCGACTGTTCATCGCCGCGCTTGACTTCACTATGGGCATGGCCACGCAAGCTGATAGGGCCGGCCGTCACATCGCCCGTGGCCGCTACGTCCCCATCGATGGTCATGGCAGCCCCACCGCCGCCGCCCTCTACCTTGGCGCCTTGCTTCAATGCGCTGAAGCCCTCCACCAGCAGATTGCCCTTGATGGTCACGTCGCCGGTGCAGGTAGTTTGTGGCGCATCGGCGGTCACGGTATCTGCCTTGACCAGCGCCGATCCACCCGCCGGCAGAATGGCCGACAGCGCATGCGTGCTGAAATCGTAGAGCACTACGGCGCCATCAGGGTAGTGAATGGAGCGAACCTTGATATTGGATTGAGGCGCCGGCGACTCGGCCGAGAACAGGCCGGCCAGGACTTTGCCCTGCGACAGATCGCCGTTCGGCGAAAAGACGATGACCTGCTCCCCGACGGAAGGCGGAGACCAGTGGACAACATCCCCGGCGCGCAGCGCGATCCATTGCAGCCAGGTGGTCAGCAGCGAAGGTGACAAGCGCACGCGCACCTTGTCCGCCTTGATCTCTGCGATCTTGCCGGTGCGGATCAAATTTGGGATGGTGCGAATGAGTTCAGAGAGGTCGGGCGTCATGCAATCCATGTTGCCGGATCGCGCGCGGGAAGGCACTTGGCGGTGGGTTGATATCCGCCTTATCGACTCTCAAAAAACAAATCAGCTTGTCTCTGCTGGTTGGTGGAAGCTTATGTGAATAAGCTAGTTACCAGGAATTTTTCTATGCATGCAACTATTTAATATTGTCGTTCGATGCAGCAGTGAGATCCGAGTATTCGGCTATGTACATTTCGACCTGGAGGCTCCTCGTTCTCATGTCTACAAGCAGTGCCCTCAGCGCTCTCATACTATCTCGGCACTGTTGGCGGTCTGTTGGAACTCCCATATTGAGGCTTACGGCCGACGCTAGCACAGCCGCGCATTCTCTATTTAATCGTTCCAGTTCAACTACTTGATTCACGAATTTTTTCTTCTGTTCCATTTCCATCCCGCCAGCTAAGTACAGTGGAGCAATTTGACAAATACTTTCCACTCAGCAGTTTATCGTAACGATAAGTCGCTTGTGAGATGTCCCAAGATGCTCCGGCGAAGCTCAACAATATCGCCTGCCGAAAAACCTAGCAGTGTCCGGACAGGGTATTTGTAATTCGGCCCACGCGGCGCTACCGCGTCGGATAACCCCTCATGATGCACGCGAGCAATGCGCGCCACCTTTCCAAAAAAGCCGACCGATGCCTGGTCCGCATCCGCCCGGATTTGCAGATAGGTATTCGTACGCAGCTTGCTGAACATAGCTGCTTTCTGCCGCTTGATCCGTCCGGATTTAATGCGTAGTTCCTTGCGATTCTTGCGCGCCGGATAGGGCGTGCCGTCCGGCGCCACTTGCTGCGCGATCAGGCGGGCGCGCTCGCGCCGCAAGTCGTTGGCAACCTTTCGTACGAGCTGGCGCCGCTGTGCCGGCTGCAGCTTAGCAATGAGGGCGCCGGCCCATTCTTCCAGGCGTTGCAGATCATCACTCATGGCAACTTCGGCACATCCCACTCGGCCAGCAGGTTATCTCCCTGGTAGAGGCGCCAGAAATCATCAGGAAAAGGTGGAGTGAGCTGCGGCTCGGCCACATGAGCGATTTCCAGGCGGCCACCGTCGTGTCGCTTCACGATTGTGCGCTCGGTGAGCGCCAGCTTGATGGACAAGTCCAGAGATGTGGCGCTGTTCATGTCCACCTCGAAACGTATCGCCTTTTTGGCATTCTCAGGATTGGCGAAGGCCTCGCGCTGATGAACCCGCATCCAGGCCAGCAGCGGCACGAACACCAGATCCAGGTCCAGCCCGATATCGGTCAAGATCAGGTTCAGCACATAGTCATACTCGAAGGAAAGACCCGCCGTGCCGGTGGCGCGCGATCCGCCCTCGTCGATGAAGATGTGTAGCTTGTCCGGATTCTGCGCCAGATCCTTAATGGCTTTGCGCAGATAGTCTCGGAGATTGTTGGGCTTGTACATTCAGTTTCTCGCGCAAGGCGTTGTAGGCGTCGATCAAGGCATTGCTTTGTCGGATGGCGTCATCACCTTCGCTGGCGATGTTGTCAAGAAATTCTGCTGCCGCTGGCGTAAGTTCGGCTCGCGCTTCTTGGCCAGGTCGGCCGGCAGTGCCGGTATCTGCGCAACCGGGCCCGGTGGGCACTGAAGCGATGACGGGGACTGACAGCCGGATAGCGCCACTGCGCACACCAGCAATAAAGGTGTCTTTCTCATTGCGTGCAGCATCCCTTTCATTGGTGAGTCTGTCGGTGATGGCCTGGATGGCGTCGCGTGCGTTGCGCTCGGCCTGCAGCACCTGTTGCGTACGCTCGGCCCGGGCATCAGCGGCAGCCTGATTGGCGTTGGCAATGCCGGCTTTCAGGTTGTCGATATCCGCATTCTTTCGCCAGCCCTGAATCGTCCACGCCGCGGCAAAGGCCACGGCAAGAAAACTGGTGCCGAGCAAGACGCGCAGGCGCGTGCGCCATTTTTCCGTGAGCGTCATGCCAGCACCCCGCCAGCTTCCACGAAGGCAAGGTGCAGTTCCTCGCTGGTCTTCAGGGTGGGCAGCACTATGGCCTCACCGCCTTCCCGAATGAATGCCTTTTCCAGATCGATATAGCGGTGCTCGAATTGGCCATAGCCAGCGCCCGGCAAGGAAGCCCAGAGGTTTTAGCATTTGGG